ATACAAAGTACATACAGAGATAGTGAACGGGATATGTCCTGATTGTGAAGAGTATACTATGTTAGTTGGTGTAACTCGAAGATTCTATAGATGTATGACATGTGGATCTGACCTGGAACAACACGTTAATGGTTGCATAAAATACATACCTACGTTATCACCTAAAACATTAGAATCACAATTAAAAGGATACTTCGATGGCGAAGAAAGCTAAAGGTCTATATCAAAAAGTTGCACACGAACCAGTATTTCACAAGACAAGTATAGGTAGAAATCCTAGCAAATGCAAAATGAACAAATCGAAACGGCGTTCGTATAAAAAATATCGTGGCCAAGGAAAATAAGGGTTGACATTATTTTCTGGGATATTATATTACATTTAGAAAGTGAGAAAACATATGAAAAAAACAAAGAATAAAAACGATAAAATGCACAAATTTATGATTAAATATATCGATAAATTTGACAAACTAATAGGACAAGCACAGAAAGAAAAAGACAAAGAAGATTTTGACTTTAGTATTCATGCTTTAACTTCTGCTATCATGAGACAGATAGTAATGAATAATGTATTGTACTATGGTACTACTGACAAGATCAGAGAAACTATGCAAGAGCTTCTTGATGATGAAGTCAATCATAGATACATGCAAGCAAAAGAAGAACGTGAAAGAGCTCAGTTACACTAATGAAAAAAGAAAAAACTATAGTTCTTAAACCTAAAAATATTACGCAAAAACAATGGGTTAACCTATTGTTGGAGCTAAACTTGATGAGTAAAGCCTGGAAGCCTTATGGTGTCGACATCACGATACAGGCACCGGGGATCAAGAAAACATTATTATGGGGGACAAAAGTTGGCGCACAGATATCAGAGCAGGATAGATAAAGCGGCAAACGATTATAATCGTACCAAAGATGAGAAGTATAAAAAACTTTGGTATGATCTAATCAGAAAGGCAGATAATGGATCTGATTATTCTGACAGACGGGATATATCATCTAGTTCCAGTGACAAAGGAATTAATAGAGGGTATGGTCCTGGTACAAGAAACTGATTTATTTGAATTGTGTGATATACTACGTTTAAAATTAACAACGTATATGGATGCACCGTTTAATACACACGTAATGAATGATGGTAGTGGAGATTTTATTGGCTGTATTAGTAAGTAGTCTACCAATACTACTAGCTGTTCTTTTGTTATGGATGTGGAATAAAGAGAATTAGTGGCCCATTGGTCTTGGATGCGATGCACGGCATGTGCTAGGAATAATCCCGGGTGAGACCTACCGGGAGCCACAACCGATGATGAAAAGGCAGGGCGTGCATACAAATGCTTCGCGCTAAGTCCCTCACGTTAGCTTAGACCCATGCCAGGGTATGGGTAGCGACCGAGCCTTTGGCCCTGTAGGAGTACGTGCACGGAAACTACGGGGTTTTAGATGATAGTTTGTGGAGTGCAATAAAATTTTAAAAACATACCATACTTGTTAACATCTGTTTTACCAAACTGTTCCATTTTAACAATGGACTCCTGGTATCCAAACATTAGACAGTCGTATTGTGTGTTAAATGTTTCTGGCCATTGGTATGGTGGCATACATTCACCTGCTACACTAGAGCATACGATTAAAGTTAATAAAAATTTCATTGACACCTATTGTAAATTATGAGATTAATCCCATATAAATCTTTAATATAAGAAAGGAGTATAAAGTTTATGACAGACATAAGCAAATATAAAAACGTCTCTTTATCACATAAGACGTATGACACATTGGACTTGCTTCGCAAGAAAATGGTACCAAACACAGTGTTAAGTAGATCACAGACAATAACTGTACTTGTAAATGAGAAAGCGAGTAAATTAAATGGCAGACTCAAAGCGAAAAGTTAAAGTTATTTGTGAAGTGTGTAAAGGCAATGGTTTTGTAAAGGTCCCATATGATCAGGCTAGAGAAGAACAATGGGCTGATTGTGACTTTTGCAAAAACCAGGGCGAAGTAGAGAAGGAGGTAGAAGAGAATGTCCACTGAGGATAAAATAGAATATCTAACTAATCAAAACGAGTTTCTTAAAACTGCAAACAGAAAACTTGTTGAGAAGAATAAAGTGTTAGAAGAAGAGTTTGAAAAGTTGTTAGAAGAAAATAATAATTTTAGACTCGTTCGTAATGAAGGTAAAGTATTGTGAAGTCAGAAGCAGACATAGCATACATTGCAGGACTCTTTGATGGTGAAGGCAGTGTTCACTTCAAACGTGGTATCGAAAAGAAAAAGAAACACAAGGGTGATGGTTATAGGTTATCTAACTCTATGCGAATTAATATGGAGATTACCATGACTGATTACTCTGTGTTGCTTTGGGTCCACGAAGTTTTAGGTGTTGGGACTCTACGTAAGAAACCTAGAAAAGGTTTACGTAAAGACGGAACTAAATATCTAATGCAGTATAAATGGCGTTGTACATTCAGAGACGCGTATTACGTGTGTTGTTTACTGTTTCCCTACGCCCACACTAAGCTAGAAAAAATACAACAGATTATAGAACATTACTCTGTTCAGAAACTAAAAGTTATGAACGACAAAGTTGTGAGTCTTGAAGAGTATAGACAAGCAATGAGTCTAGAGTGAAAAATAAAATATTACAGATACATGCTAAGTGGTTAGAGAAGAATGGATACACTGACGGACTGGCAGAATGTAAAAAAGAACTAGCGAGTCTTGTTGATATACGACAAGTCGAAGGTAGAAAAAAGAAACGTAAAAGGATTAAAACAGATGAAATGGAACAAGAAATACGTATACCCTACAAGTACGAGATCTCTAATAAATGGTAAACGACACTACGATATAGGGACGAATGAAAAATTACCGAGTGTAACTACGATATTATCAGCGACACAGTCGGAAGAGAAGCGAAAGAGTTTAGAAGCATGGAAGGCACGAATGGGTGCACACAGAGCAGATAGGATTAGAGATATATCTGCGATGCGTGGAACGAGTATGCACACATACTTGGAAGGGTATATCACAGATCAACGGCACTTAGATCTTACAGCCTTGGGCCAGGAAGCAGGGCGCATGGCTGATGTGGTTATTCGATCAGGGCTCGGGGACCTGGAAGAGGTGTGGGGTACAGAGGTTACACTATACTACCCTGGGTTGTATGCAGGAGCTACCGATGTTGTGGGTATTTATGATGGGCGCGAAAGTATAATAGACTTTAAGCAAACAAACAAGCCTAAGCAACGAGAGTGGATTGAAGACTACTTTGCGCAGCTGGGTGCTTATGCAATGGCCCACAATTATGTGTATGGTACACAGATTCAACAGGGCGTGGTTCTAATGTGTTCTAAAGATGGATTTTTTCAGAAGTTTGTAGTGTCTGACAAGGAATTTAGAGACTACCAACACACCTTCTTGAAGAAAGTTGACCAATATTATGCAAATTGTACCAAAAATGAAAACGGTCAAGATACAAAAAATGATCAAAAAGTATAAGGAATCCCAGTATAATTTAGCCATTTGTACTATTGTATACACTTTATTCTATAAAAATAAAAAAAATTTTTTTATTTTTTTTAAACCTTGGTACAATTGGTACAAATTAAAAAAGATAGTAATACCAATGGTTATTTGTTCATTTTTGTACCATAGACCCTTGGTACAACGTGGTACAATTGGTACAATTGTTAAAAAAGCTAGTAATACCAACGAATTAAGGGGTCGCGCGCGTGTTTTTTTATTTTATTTTATAAATTATAAAACCTGGGGTATACAGAACTTATGAGAAGACCAAAGAAATCCAAATACAAATCAGTTGTAATCAAAAAGAAAAGATATTATTTTTATAAAATTACTTGGGCTGATATTACGGGTGATGCTGGTCATGCTACCAATCATGACTTTAGTGGATTCATGCCATCAATCATGGTAACTCATGCATATCTATTTAACAAAGATAGAAAACATGTACGTACCTTTGCATCTTACGAAGAAGGTGACGAATTATTTTCTGACCGTAATGTATTTCCAATTGGGTGTATAGTTAAGATGGAGAAAGTTAAGATTTAATTTTTTTCATTGCCATTTTAGTTTTGACAATATTCATCAGCCTTTCATTCTTCTCACGTGCTTCATCTGGATCTACTTTGACGTTCATGTTGAGTCGTTTGTCTACAAATCTACCATCAGCTTTCATGATTATTTCTTGTGCTCTGATAGCGTCAGCGAATCTACCCTTCTTCTTTGCAGCGTCACGTAGTTGACCTAGTGTAGCTTTCTGTCCAGGTAGGTCCTGTTCATACTTGCTATGCAATTCTCTTAGTTTGTCCTCGTAGTATGCTACTACCAGCGGGTACTCGTTGACGTTCATTAGTCTACTAGCATAATTACCTGGGTCTGCATATCCGGCTAGCTTTGCGGCTTCCGTTTGACTGCAAGGATCACCATCGTGACCATATACTAGAAACATTACAAACTTCTCTTGCTGTGCTGTTATCTTTTTTGGTAAAGACATAATACTTGTAATATATCCCATAATTTGTATATATCAATATTAGAAATATGATAGACGGAAAGACATTTAGACAAGGTTTGGATAAGTTTTTGAAGGCTGAAGTTACTAAAAATGCTAGGGTGCAGGTACAATTACCTAACGGAGAATTTTATGACATCGTTGGAA